GCTTAGTAGTGACCGCAGTTTGTAGTTTGCTACCAGGATTCTCTCTACGATAACTTGCAACACCTTTGGCATTCAATCCGCCATTCTTGTTCTTACCCTTGCTAGTTCTCCAAGCGGCTGCTTCGTCTAGTAATTCGTTGTCGTCTACTGATTCAAAGTCTTCCCAAATAACATCACTGTCAACGCCGTGTGCTTCTGCCCATGCTTCAACCATTTCTTCAATTTGATCAAACAGTCGGGCTGCATCTTCTTTGATCTTTTCGCAGTCGTTTACACGCTTGCCTTTATTCTTACCAGTACCGGGCTGTGTGCCCACTTTGCGATGTCCTGGCCAGCAGCTTTTAGGCCCTGCTACTCCTTCTGTTAATATTTCGGATATTTTCATAAATTACCCTATAACAAACGTGTACCCAGTTCCGCCAGATATTAACGTTTCTAATTCTTTATCTAATTTTTCTATCTCTGCTTTACCGTCGGTTTTCAAGTCTCCGCCGTTTAATGCGCCGCCACCTTGCGGGCCAGCAATACTTTGAAACTTACTACGTGCTTCACCTAACATAATCTTACAGTTAGCAAGAGCATAATCTCTTACCCATTGTTTAGCATAAATGTCTTCGATAATTGTGTAATCTGGCCTAAAATTCTGACAGCGTAATAATAGGGTTTCGCCTTCACTAAACGGACGTTGTAATATTCTTAGTGTGCGACTTGTAGGAATCCATTGAAATTCAATGTAACTACCAAACATTTTCCCAATTAGTTCTTGATAACTTGCAAACATATAATAGGTAGCTATGCCTCCTAGCATAGTACTGTTTAACAAGTAGGTATTTGTATAGGCCAAGTTAAACGGTTCAAAGTTGCTGCCAGTGCCGCCGCCGGTTCTAGATCCTAATGTTCGTCTAAAAACACTTTGCACATTGATAATTTCTTGCGGTAGGATATAGTCATTTTTATCCTTTTCTAGTTCTAAGAACATGTAGCTTTCTTCTACAGCATTAGGACTGCGCTGTCTAAAACGTGTTAGTGCCTTATCTAGAGCGGTTTCGTAATGAATCGGGTCTAGTTCAACATCGATCATGCCGTCACCTAACATAGTACGGCAGTAATCGAATACTTTTTGTTTAACAGCTTGTGGATTTTCTGACATTTAGTTCTCCCATGTTATTTATCGCTAAATATTGTACTATGCCACGTTTATCACTTTACAAACCCGAAAAAGGTAACGACTATAAGTTTCTAGATCGCAGCATATCTGAAATGTTTCAGGTAGGCGGTACTGACTTATATTTGCACAAATACCTTGGTCCTAAAAACCCATCTGACGCAAATGCTACAGCTGATCAGCCTCAGTATAATGTAGTCAAAGAAACTAATATTCAAGATTTATTGTTTTTAGAAAATAGGGATAGAAAGTACGATAACTCAATCTACACATTGCGTGGCGTGTATAATGTGCAAGATATTGATTTTAATTTAAGTCAATTCGGACTATTTATTGACCAGGATACAGTTTATATGACTGTGCATATTAACGACTTTGTTAGTACTGTTGGTCGTAAGCCACTAAGCGGCGATGTAATAGAATTACCCCATTTGAAAGACGAGTTTGCAATTAGCGACTTTGATGTTGCTATGCCTCGTTACTTTGTAATTGATGACGTAGGCCGTGCTGCTGAAGGATTTAGTAAAACGTGGTATCCACATTTATATAGATTAAAACTTAAGAAGATTGTTGATAGCCAACAATTTGCAGACATTTTGACAAAACCTATTAACACTGATGCAAACTTTGTAGGCGATTATGATCCAACCGCAGTGTATAATATTGGCGAGATTGTGAGATATCAAGGAACGTTGTACACTACTACTGCTACTACAACTGCTGGAATATTACCTACCAATGCAGACTATTTTACTGGGTATGGCGGTCATACCTTACAAGATATTCTAAGCACAAGCAGCAAGAATTTACAAATTAACGATGCTATTATTGCACAGGCAGAGGCAGATGCTCCGCTTAGTGGTTATGAAACACAGCAATTTTTTACATTAGCGTTAGACGACAACGGTAACCCTGCTCTTATAACAGTAGACGATTCTGCTGCTCCACCAGATGCAAGTACTACATCATTAGATGCTAGTAGAATTAACCAAACGCCTAAACGATCTGGTTACACAGGATATTTGTTAGGTGACGGTATGCCATCTAACGGAGCAGCATTTGGTTCTGGGATTGCTTTTCCTGCTGCTGCCGTTATACATGATCATTTTTTAAGAACTGATATGTTGCCGAATAGATTGTTTAGATATGACGGCGCAA